CACAGCTGGAACTGCTGGAACATTAGCTGGTACTATTGCAACTACTGGTGCTCTAACTGTGACGGCTGGTGGTGCTGGTACTACAGCAACAGGACAATTTGTATCTGAGATTACTGTCATTGACTGAGGTTTAATATGGATCGTTTGAAGGAAGCAATCGGTCTAGGACTTGTCTTGGGTATATGTCATGGGGCTGCTCAAGCAGTTCCGATCGTCCCCAATTTCACACAGGGATCAATGACGAGCAGAACGGAGACAACTCAGAAGATAACTGAGACCATCAATTCGATGGATTATAACACTGGGTATCAATATTCTGCTACTGGTACTGGTGTGACAGCATCTGGAAACCTCTCACCAGGAACAGGTGCTACGAATGTAACTATTAATGGAGTGACTTCATCATGGACTGGAGTAACAAGCAAACCTCAATTCACACAAACAGTTCCAGGAGCAGCGTTTCAGTTCACAGAAACTTATCGCGGTCCTGGTTTAAGCAACCAAACGATTATCCAAAGAGTGACAGAAGTAGAAAGCGCCACAGACACAACCTCCATTTTTTCTCAATAATCGCATTATTATTTGCTAACCCTTCTTATGCTGAAACTGTTGGTGGTGTAAGTGCAACGGCAAGTCCAGTAGCTAACAGCTCTGGATCAGTTACCAATCAAGCCATTCAGGTTTTACAAGGACCATACATCACCAACACATATGGCGGGGGTATTCAGTGTCAAGGTCCGACTCGTAACTTCACACCATATGTAACAGGATCTGCTTCTGCATCTAAACCATACGAACCATACTTTAATGACCCGGTATATGATGTTAGCGATCTAAACGAAGATGGTTTGATTGATAATCCCGGTGATATTTTGTTCACTAAAAGAACTAGGACTGGACAAAAAGATAACTATAGTTTAGGTGTAGGGTTCTCTATGACATGGAGCACACCCACAGATAAGAAACTACAAGACCTTTGTAAGCAAGCAGCAACTACACAGATTGAATTGACCAGTCAAATTGTTGCTAATAAAAGATTAGATTTTGAGATAGCTCGTCTTAAAAATTGTGGCGAGTTAAAGTTAAAAGGAATTCAATTCCATCCTAAGTCACCATACTATTCTGTGTGTGCAGATGTGTTGGTGAACAATCCACCAGGACATACACACCCACACTACCATGAGATTCCTAGAGTTTCTTCTTCTTCCGAGGAAAAACAGAGCGCAATACCCGTACTGCCTCATTCATCTGACGCTGCTCTGCTCGGCGCTCCCCTACAGACAAGATAGGAGGTTTCTTACCACGTAAGGTAGCAATTTTTTTCATAACTTTCTTAATCGCTGGTCTAACTGCTTTCGATAGCAGATCTGCCAGCGGTTTTGCCATGAGTGCTGATGATGTAGCGATGACAACAATACCACCCACTTGTACTACCTGACCACCACTAGGTAGACCAGCAAGAATTTGTGTAGGAAGTGCTACTGGTTCTGTTATCTGAACACAAGTATTATCAATCAATTCATAACCAGTAACTCTCTTTTCAAAACCTTCTACTAATGTTCCCACAGGTTCTTGCGCTTTTTGTGTTAATGTAGGACACTCTACATTAGCAGTAGGTAGTGGAGGTGGTAATGTATTTGTTTTTATTTCTGGTGGTGTAGGTTTATCTGGTGTTCTGTTATCCACTTTTGGTGGACCAGTCATAATCATCTGGTTTGGTTCAAAAGAAATAGGATTAAAATTGGGAACACCAGAATCGCAATACGTAACCAAACCATTAGGATCATCCTCTCGTAATTGATTATTTTTAGCACTGTTAGTTTCCGTTGCCTCAACACATCCCGGAATATTAACCACAGGCACACCAATATTTACAACTACTGGCGGAGCTAATGGTATAGATGTTGAAGTGTTATTAAAGTCATAGGTAGAGATAGTATTTACTTGAATGTCAGCAATACTAATTTCCCTACCCGTAATAATAGGTATGTCCATCAGCAGTCATTAAATACACTTCCAACTTGTGATCCTAATTCCGATCCTGCCTTCTGTCCTAAGAGCAATGCCCATCCACCTGCCAACCAACCCACGTAGGGGACGCTAGCAAGGGCAGGAACAGCGACACCAGCAGCAATAGCACTACCTGCCATCGCACCTTGACTTCGTGCTCCAGCGTCCGCCACTAAACACTCTGCTTGTTTGGCAGTTAACTTTCCCTCGTCATCTGTTGCACCCCCTAGGTTACGAGTACCTTCACGGGTGAACTGATCACGACGCCACTCATTTCTAATTTCTGATCCGCCACCAAACAATCCTCTACGTTCCTTGTCAACATCCAGAGACCTTTCAGACTCTAAAATCTTAGGATCGTCAGCACGGAATTCAATTTCATAACCATCCTTGCCTGCCTTAATCTTATAAGAAGAATAAGGACCACGGGGGATGTGAAATGTAGGAGGTTGAATCACAGGTTCAGGTTCTTGCCTCAAAACATATCCAAGCAGACCTATATGTGCTACAACAAATACTCCACCAACTGAAGCGGCGACAATCTTAAGTTTATTCATGGTTAGAATGGTATGACAGGACTAGACATAGCGGGACCAGTCATCTCAGGAACTCCTGGAATAGCAGCATCTACCATTCCTGGTAGTGCTTCTGTGATTGCTTCGGTGATAGCAGCAGTTGCTTTCTCCCGAGCACCTTCAATTAATGTATCTTTTTGAACGTAAAGATAAGCACCACCCCCTAAGACAGCTAAAGAAACTAAACCAGATAATAACGCTACACCATTAATCAATTTTTGCATCTTTCTTCTCCAATGTAGGTGCTTGTTTTGATTCTTCCTTCTTCTTAGAAGGCATGACACCAAAAGTAGCTAACGTTCCAGTGAACACACTAGCAATAAAAGTTGGATCGATATTTTTCTGAGGAATACCAGGAACAGTTACATAATTAAGAGTCAGAATTGCTGCTGACCAACCAAGAATAATAACTCGGACGAGAGTTGATACACCCTCATCCGCCCACTCAAATTTGTTGTCCGTTTTGGCTTCCTCTTTCTTCTGTGGATTTGATTCCATGAGTAAAGAGTTAGGCTCAAGTATTTATTAATAAATAAATTAGGAAATCAATTTTTATACAAATGGCAGGGAAAATTTTTAATAAATTTGGTGCTAAGAGATCTTTGAACCTTGCAGACTTGCCAGATAAAAAAGAAACATTAAATAATTTATTAGATAAACTTGCAGACTCTACCGAAACTTTTACATGGGAAGATATTAATTTACTAAGATTTATTTCACTAACAGATATTAGTTCTTCTACATTTACTTCTGCTTCTGATGCAACTGTAAAATTAATTAATAGTAGTGGAGTATCAACTCCTTACAATCCATTAATTACTTTCGAAAATCGTTTTGATAAAGCATACTTTACTACATCAGAACCATATTTTGCTGGTGGCAATGGACTATCAGCATCATATTTTGATTCCAATTCAATACAAAGAACAACAGAGAATGATCCTACCAGTAATTTCACAGGATTTGATACCAGTTTATTAGTTAGACAAGATAATTTTTGGGAAAGAGGAAATTTTTTATATGAAAATAAAATTTCAGTAGATTTTGTTTCTTTATATGGTGGTGTGCAATGGGAAGGTTATTTTAAACCCACACAAGATGGAAATTATAGTTTAAGAATAACAACTGGAGGATTTTTAAAAGTAGAATTTGATGATAAAACACAATCAAGAACTTTTATACCAGATGCTGCAACTGGAACTTTTAATTATGTAAATAATGATTTCACTAAAGTAACTACTTTAGTTGATGACACAAAATTAGATCAATCATCAGATTTAACTACAGCAGTAAGAAGTAGTTCTGGTATTGCATTAAATACTAATCATACATATGTTCTTGATCTTGGAACATTGGTGCAATGGGAAGCATATAAAATAAGAATAACTTATTTTACAGATCCAAATGCATATCCATTAAACGAAACCGCAAATAAATCCATAGACATAGACATTAGTTCTCCTAGTGACACATCAAATTTAAATTATAAACAACTATTTACAAAAAATTATTTTCAAAATTATAATATAGGAGACTTTAGAGATTTTGTAGAGAAATCTGTTTCTCTTGGCGGAACTGAAATAGGAAGTAGAGGAACAATTGGAGATGTTCAAGCAAGTTTTACAAGTTCTCCGGGACAAAAAGGTGATAGTTATAGAAATCTAAGTAACATCAATCCTATAATTTCTTACTATCAATTCCCAAAACAAATATCAGATGTAGAAACCGATATAGAAGGTTGCAATGTTCAAAACAATATTCAATCTATTTCTATTAGCAATTTACAAGCAGACTCAACCGAAGGTATTGAGATTGGAAACTATGTAATTGGATCTGGTATTCAACCAGGAACAAGAGTTACTAGTGTTGTTATTAATAATAATATAGTAGTATCTCCTGCTCCTAATAATACTGCAAGTAATACAACATTAACTTTTGTAGATCACAGAGGTCTTGTTGCATTTGGAACTGGAGATGTATATGATGATAAAATAGACACGATAACAAATTCATATGGTTTGTCAAACATCGATAATAATCAAATAGTATTATCATCTGGTTTGTCATTTACATATGATAGCAGTATAGATAATACTACAAACAATACTGCTGTTGGTATATTAGCAGAAGACTATACTGGATCTGTAATAAACTTTAAAAATGCTTCATCATCAAGTTCAATAGGCAATCAAAAGTTTTATGTTTACGAGACGTTAGGGTTGGTTGACAGTGGTTTAAAGAATTTCTGTCAGGGGGTATTGAAGGCACGTTTGATGGCAACTCAAAATGATACTGCATCAAATAGTATTAACATTACCGTAGATGATGTTACTGGTATAACAAACAACATGTATGTTCATGCGTTTCCAGCTGTAAATTTTGGAGAAAGATTAGACGGAACTGTTAATGAATTATTCAGTAAAGTTCAGGTAACTAATATAAGTGGAACTACATTAACTTTGACTGGTGTTGGAGGTGTTCCTGTTTTACTATCAGGATTAGAATACAACCCGAATAAAATAAAGAACATCGTATTTACTTCTACCGATGTCAACAAAGAAGTTTGTTTCAGACCAACTGATACATCACCACCATTTGCTGCCAATGCTGCTGGATTAACAACACCATTTAATGTATCATTAGTAAATGATTTTACTAGTAATTCTGGAGGAGTTTTAAATAACTCTTCAAAAGTAACTTACTCTGCATTAGAAATTAAACATGACACTGGTAACATCACTAATAATATAAGTGCTTACGCATCAGAAACAATAAGTGATTACCTACCGATAGAAGACTCTGCTGGAAATACTTTTTATATATTACTAGGGAGTTGAACTTAACAACAAATTATATTCTTCTCCATTGATAATTACAGGAAGTTTATGTGTAAATTTTTGCGATGGTAATACAGTACCAGATTCGGTTTGTATACCCTGAATGTTATTTACTGATATAGGATTTCCTTTGAGAATCATATTACCTATACTCATTTCTTGATTAGCAGGATTTGATATTGCTGCAGCAGAATATTCTAATGTGCTAGTTCCACTATTGAGTTCCCATGGTGATGTGTTATCAGAAAAAGATCTAAGTTTTTCTATGTTAGTCCTTGTAGAACTTGGATTTATAATAAAAACTCCGGGACTAGTCGTTGTAAATATATCTGCAGTTCCATTATTAAAATTATCTGGATCAAAAGATTTCAATGATCCTTCTAATTTTATTGGATTTACTTCAAAAATATTATTATTAGATCTTGCATACTTTTTTAATCTAAAGTAGTTAGATGCATCTAAACTTAATTCTAAACTACTAAAATTTTCATTGATAGTATTACTCAATACCCCATTATTATAAATTGGATCATTATCATTGCTCGTGTTCGTAGTTTCATCAACAAATTCTGGAAAAATTAAATTTAATAAATTTTCATTAGTAACTTCATTATTCCTTTCAAAAATTATAGGTATGTCTATATTATCACTACTTTGAAATGGAGATTCAATAGCAAAAGGTTTTACTAATTCTTGTCTGCTATATGAAGAAGCAATTTTAAAGTTGTTTATTCCATTAGTTAAAACAACTCTATAAGTTTCGTCATATGAAAATTGAGATGACACAAGAGGAGTTGTATCAGGTATTATGTAAGTTGGTAGTGGAAATAAATTACATGTTACATAAGGATATCTATTTGTTGAATCAAATGTTCCCGGATCACCTTCAAATAATGTTGACCATTTAATATCAGTAACAATTATTCCTGTTGTGTTATTAACTTCTTTTATTATAAAATTTTTGTTATTAAAAAATTCACTTCCTGGAATGCCAGATTCATTTGTGAAAAATGTATCATAAAGTTTTATTGTTTTTCCTTCTGCACTACTGGTAAGTCCATGATTTTCATTAAGAATAATACTTAAACTTTCAGGTTCAGTAGATGTAGCAGCAAGATAAGACATCGTAGAGATAGTTCTTGCTGCTCTTATCTTTACTGGATCGCCATTACCATAAATTGATAGCAAGTCAAATTCAAATAATGATGTTTCCGATCCTGCTACACCTGTTTCTTGTCTACTAAAATTATTAACACCTGGTTTATATACTATTGTACTAACATTCTTTGTGTTGTTAGAAAACACCTGCAAGTCTTCTGATATACTTCCACCAGCTAAATTATTTAAACTTAAAAATTCATCAAAAGTTTCAGAAAGATTAAAACTTCTGACGTATCCTTGATTTGCAGATATTGACATTAGTTATTTACCTTTATTATCCAACCTTTAGTTCTCAAAAATTCTGCTGCAGTAATGCCGACAAAAACAGCAGTATTCAAACGATCAGTAATACTACTTACAGTTAATTCAAGAGATCCTCTAACGGTATCTCCATTAGCATTTTCAAATTCTATAATATTTGGAGTAGAAAGAGTATCAGTTACAGCATAACCAGATTCTCCACTATTTATCTGAACACTATAAGATGCAGAGTTATAATACTTTTCTTTAACTCCAGTAACAGGAACAGTTATAGTTACATTAATAGTATTACCTTCACCGTCTTGATATGATTGAGGAATTACAATATTATCTCCTAGAGAATAACCAGATCCAGGAGTAACTAATGTAGCATTAGTGACAGAATTATTTCCATCAACAGTTATATTAACTACAGCATTTCCGTTTGGATCTGTAATATTTCCACCTGTATAATTTTTAGTAGTGTCACTTACAGTTGGAGTTCCTATAGATGTTATTACACCATTTGTAATATCAGCACTAACATTTATTGTTCCAATAAAACCATTTCCAGAATTATCAGTATTAAAAATAATATTTGAATATGTTTTTTCTATTGGAGAAAGTCCAGAAGTATCTAAATTTTTTATATCGTTTCCAACAGAAGTAACATCTCCACCAGATATAGATGGTTGTGATATATTCTCTAATCCATTAACAATACCAGGAATCTTTGGATATCCACTAGGAGAACCTTGGAGTCCTCCACTTAAATTAACAACAACATTACTTCTTGGGAAATTTATATAATTATCATACAAATCAAACAATATATTATCAATTGATTCAGAGGTTAATGCATTTGAAGCTAGATCAAGAACTTTAATCCTTTCTAAACTTTGCAAACCATTTCCTCTAGAATAATCAGTAAATTGATTATCATTTAATGATACTTTTTCAACAATAGGACAAGAATTATATAAGTTCGGCAAAGGTCCAAAAAATTCATTGTTAGAAGCAAAAAATGATTTTAATTTTGGAAGATTGAATGTATTACTTATTGATTGTAATTTATTATTAGACACATTTAAATAATTTAACGATGTCTTATTAGAATAAGATATACTTCCTGTAAAAGAATTATTAGCAAGACGTATTTCTTCTATTAAAGAAGCAGAAGCAAAAGATGGTAATGAAACAGAAGAACTTTGTCCCCAATTTTGACTAGAACTATTAATTTGTATTAATTTAGTAAGAGATTCTAAGTTAGGAAAATCTCCTGTAAATCTTCCACTGGCAGAAATAGTAAGATAAGTTAAACTATTTTGTAATGGCAGAAATGTATTCGGTTCTATTTCACCAGCAAAATTTGCATTATTCACCGACAAACGAAAGAAAGATACATTTGGAGAATTTTCAAAAGTTCTATTATACAAACATTTTGCAGTACCACTTTCTCCTGGTCTTCCTGCAATTAAATTATTACATCCTCTTAAATCAATACTACTCAAATTTGCATTATTAAAGAGAGGAATATATCCAGAGACAGATGATCTTTCCAAATCAAGGGAAGTTAATTTATTACATCCAGAGAATGCATATGTTGCCTCCGAACTACCAGAAAATAAAGAACCAAAATTTGAATTTAATACTGCAGAAAATTTTTCTAAATTTACCGCATTTTGTAAAGTTCTTGGACATTGCAATTTAGTTCTTCCAATATTGATTGATTTAATATCCGGACTTGAAATGTTGCAAGTTCCAGTTAAATTAGGATTACTATTTAAATCTAAATTTACTAAAGAATATAAATTTTCTACATTTACTCTGTGAGGAGTTGTAGTTAGATCAGTAGTTCCTAAATCCTGAAAATTATTACCACTAGCATTTAATGTTGATAGTTTATGATCAGTATTTCCACTACCACCATAAAATAATGGCAACTCTCCTGCTGTATTAGAACTATCTGGATAAAAATATTTACCCCGTGATGCACTAAGTTGCAAAGTTCTTAACTCCTGGAAAGGAACAAATATACCTTGTTCTATTCCACCAAAAAAACAACCTATAATATTTAAAGATCTTAGTGTTGACGATGGCAATTTAGCAGTTATAAAATTGTTTAATTTTCTTTCTGCTTTTATACTAGCATTAAAAAAATCATTATTAGATATATCTAATGTTTCTAGATTCGGTGCAATAAAATTAACATCAGGAAAATCAACTAAACCATTACCAGAGAGAAATAATGAATCTAAATTATTTAATACGACTTTTGGTATTTCTTTTATGTTTATATTATTTAAATTTAAATTTTTAATTCCAATAGGAGGAAAATATATTTCAATAAATCTTTCTGCTGCAAAAGGAGATTGATATTCCAATCTAGATCTATTAGAAGAACCATTTTCTCCTGTAAAATCTGTAAAATCTTCAGTTCCCAATCCATCTGTTCTATCAATTCTCCAACTAACTGTATCTACACCAAATGTTGGATTAACAAAATCTACTATTGCATCAAAGTTCCTAAAATACCCTTTAAATCTCAAAGGTATTCCTTTCATAGCATAAATGTATTTCGTAGCACCGTCTACCTCAATTTTTATTTTATGAGTAGCAGTTTCTGCATTAAATTTTTTTGGTTTTGCTACTGTTCTTGTTTTAATTTTACCAACACTTAATGTTCCGCCAATTTCTACGTCTGCACCATATAAAATAGTGCTACCAAAAGTACTCCAAGAACTAACTCGTGAGGTAGATATATCTCCCCATTTTAAAACAGGGTTATTACTTGGATTTAAAGTAACCGGAGTAAGATCAAGAACAGGATACCTAAATGCTGTAGCAGAAATACCACCAGCAGTTTTTAAGTTACCTCTAAGTTGAAAATCACTTCCACCTGATAATGATAGTGTTGATCTATAAGTTAATACATCATTTATATATCTATCAAAAGATTGCCAAATAGGGACAGATATATTAGATAAAGTTTGAAGATCATTTTTATCAACTCCGCTTGCACTAATCCCCCTAATTACTTCTAAATCATTTTTTTCTAATTCAAGATTTTTTAAAGCAAGTTTTGTATCTGGAATATCAGCTAAAGAAAGAGAAACAGATAAACCAAATATCCTACTATTTTTAATAGACATATTTTTTATTGCTGCTCTATGTAAGTTAACGTAGCTTGAACATCCGTTGTATTTCCAGGTTCTCTAGAAGTTGCCAAGAAAAAGTACGCTGTAGTATTTAGTAAGTCGGGAGTAATTGTTTCTTTTTCAAAATCAAATATATTTGATAAAGATATTAATTTAGTATCCTGTCCAACATAAAATTTATCAATTACTTCATATGGTCTTAGTTGTGATTGGTTTTGAACATCAATTAAAGCAGATGACAAACGATTATCAGAACTAAAGTTTGGAGGAATTTGTGTAAGAGTTCCTGTTGTTGTTTTTAAGTCTCCCACAGGACCAACCTGAATTGATAAATTAGAACTCGTCATTTGACTATCACCCAATTCCTTAGATACAAACCACTTTGGATTGTAAGTATTGGTTACCTGTGTCACTTCTTTAATTGTTGCACCATTTATTGATGATCCATCTTTCATTTCAATAAAGAAGTATAGTGGGTATGGATTAAAGTTAAATGATTTGCTAATACTTTTTCTATATGATGTCAATTTAATAGGAACAAACCAAATAACTAAAGAAGTCTCATCTGATTGCGATTGTCCAGGTAGATGATTAGATAATTTAATTATGTTTTTAAAATTACCTGGACTATCTTCATATTGAATTACATTACTTGCAAATCTAACACCAGATCCAACACTTGGTGATGTTTCTATTTGAGTAATATCATTAGAATCAAATCCTACTTCAGCATTTTCTGGATTGAATGTGATCGCATTAAATGTATCTGATATTAAATAATAAGAATTTGCATCATAAGTATAACCAGCATCTATAAATGTTTGTTGAATATTAGATGGGTCACTAAATTTAGTACTACCTTGCACTTGTGTTACCGATTGAAAAATTGCATTTTCAATTTCAATATTAGCAAATGCACAAATTCCAGTATTTGATCCTGGAGGTCTTGGTATTCTATAATCAATAGTAAAAGGTCTTACTCTTCCTATATTACTTTCTCCATTTTCATACCCATCAATATTTCTATTAATACCTTCATTAAAAAGTTCAGCATATAATTTATATGAATCAGTAAATTGCACACTATTATTTTGGTTATCTTTCCAAGTAATATTTGTACCATCATATTCAGGTTTTAAAGAAGTTATACCTATTCTAAAATCAGCAAGTTGACCCGAAGAATACGATCCACTATCAGTAGTAGCATTAAATAAAAAGTTCAAACTATTTTTACTACCACTCACAGATATAGAGGAAGCTGCAAGAGCATTATACTGAGATAATCTACCAGAAAATTCAGAAGGATTTTCAAGTATTTGCAATGAACGCCCCGATCCAACAGAATAATACTGGGGAAGTTCTCTATCAACAAGAAGTTCTGCTACATTTTTTGTGTCATCATAATCAGGAGAAATCGTTCCTAATTTTGCAGTAGTATATCTATCTTCTAGACCTATAATACTTATTACACCACTACTAGTTTCCATTTCTTTTATGTAAGTAAGATAAACTCTGGTAGCAATCACCTTGGCATATAAATCTTTAGAGTTTAAAAATACTGGTTGATACTGTAGCACCTCATTAATAGAACCTGTCAAACTATTATTTAATGTAATATCATTGCCATTAATGTCAGTAATTATAGTATTTGCGGGAATGTCAGATACTATATTTGCAGGATCTACTACGTCACCAATTCTTAAATTGTCAACGTTATCTAATGTTAAAGTATTTCCCGATCCTGTAGAATTTTTTTCTAATATTTTTAATCTTAGTTTATCTCTAGATGCATCTACTATTTCAAATACTCTTTCTATACCATTATATCCTGCATTTAAATTTGGTTGATATGTATGCCCAAATTCTGGACAAGATTTGCATTTGACAATAGCAATTTCTGTTAGTCCATCACAATTAACAGATAGTTCTTTAGGAAATATTTGTTGTTTATTTTTTATTAATTTTCCAGTTGAATTTGAAATTGTTGTTTTTGGTTGTATTCCTACAAGAGAAGTAGATAATAAAGGACCACTTTCTGTTACTTGAGGAGTTGTTTTTAAATTAGAAGTTGCAGAATTTACAGTAACTGTTCCTTCATCTCCGCCATCAATATAACAACTTGTTCCATACTTATATAAGTATTGTGGAATAGTTGTATTGATATGATTATCAACTATAAGTGAATATTTAAATTTGTAGTATGGATCTCCCATGCATGGTTGCTTTAATTGATTTTCAATAAGCAATCTATGCAGTTTAACCCATCTAGCTTTTCCATTATTAACTGGCACATAAGCATAAAATTGAATACCTATAGCACCATACCATCCAAATTCAATTTTATACATTGTCACTTGTTCTGCAGACCAGTTCCATCCACTAGGTCCATTGCCATTTAATTTATCACCATTCCATTTATCTCGTGTTATTACAGTTTCATATACCTGTTTATTTTCAAGTCCATTATATGCAGTATTGTTTTGTGTGTCTTTAGTTATCGTAACCTGATCTTCTGGATCTAAAAAATTTGCTTCTAATATTGATTCTGATAATGGGACAACACTTCTTCTTACAATACTAAAGTTAGATCCACGAATTTGAAAAACTAAATCATCTGTGTTATTTCCAATTCCCCACTCAATAGTACTATTATTATCTGTTTTATCATTTGATGCTCTAACACCAAAAGTATATCCACTGATTCTTCCTGGTTGATATCTAAAAGCTTTTCTGGACTCTAAGTATACACGAGTTGGTCTATAAGTAGAGTATCCTGGTTCAGAATTTGAATATGCAGTTTGCCCTTCTAGTATTACTCCAGATTGAATAAGATATTTTTGTATTAAAGAAAATGTATTAATTACTTCTCTTGTTAAAGGAAAATTGTCTGGTCTTAAAAAAGATTCTGTTGGTATTCTTCTCCAAACTTCAGTCCAAGTATCAATTTGAGAAAATAAATCATCTTCATTTTCATAGTATGAATTAACCGGAGATAGTAATGCAGAGAAAACTTTTTCTCCATCCATCCCCAAAAAATTTTTAACCTGAGCAGTAGTTCCTGTAGTTTTTCCTCTGATCTCTACATAATTATCATTACCTTTAATATCAGTAACTTCATTATCTATTTCTAAAATATCGTCTCTTAAATTATAAGAAACTACCTCACCTAAAACTTGATTAGTATCAGTTCTTTCAATTTCTTCACCGATAAAAAATTTGATATTATCCGGCAGAGGATCAGGTACGTTAAGTGTTTCTAAAACAAAATAATTTCTTTTATACGGTAAAAAGTTTTTTGAATACTCTGGATCAGTTTCTTTATAGGTATCATATAATAACATACCAATTTTCAAAAAGATATTAAATTTTTTATAACTTTCAGAATTATAAGATTCACTTTCAGGACCATAAGGAAATGTATATGGTGTTCTATATGATTCAATAGATATTGCTGATTCTTCTTTTACTTCTCTAACCCTAGAAGTATAATGTTTTCCATAAGTTTTATTTTTTCTTGTTTCCCATACTTCATACGTATATGGACTGTTATTTCTATAAGAAATAAATTCATCATCATCTAATCCATAAGTAGAAACATTAGAAAACAATCCCAATTGCTCTTCTGCTTTTGGATATCCAAGTATAGTAGTGCTAACTTCACTGAATGCTGCAAAACTTTCTTCTACTTTTAAGATTGGATTTGTTTCAACAGGAGTAAGTTTTATTAATTCGCCAAATAGATCTTTATTTGAAGTAACATTTAAATCTAAACTACATTCATTGTTAGTATTAATAGAAGTTACAACTCTAGTTTCATAGACTGCTTGAGAATTTCCAATCCCTGTTGGTAGTAATAATCGACTTCCATTTTCTAACTCCCCCTTTTTTCCAATAAACTCAATTTTAACAATAGTTAATTCATCCAGATCATTAGAACTTTTAAGTATTTGTCCTGGAAATATATTAGTATCTGAGTAATCTGATAATATTATTACTCCAGTTTTATATGTAGATGTATTAATATTAAAAGAAGTTATTGTGCCAGTAGAATTAGTTTTCTCATTTGTAACCGTATCATCTGTTAAATCATTATTAATTACATTTAGACTTGAAAAAGATATTCTGTATTTGTTTTCATCTTTAAACAACCCATCTCCAGATTCGACTGTAATAATATTGCCATTTGCTTTAAATCTTTTTCCAGATAACCTTACATTTTTTTGACTGTTAGTTTTTTTATCCGAAGTATATACAATAGAAGTTGCTTTATTTGATGAAGATTCTGATGTCAAAAAAGTATCTTCAACAGATACCAAAGGTGTTCCACCTTCATCAGTTAAAGGTTGCGATGTTTGTAAATTGTATAGCGGCACATTTCTTTCAACCAAAGGTGCTGGTTGTTTATCATTACCAATTTTTATTTTCTTTGACATGTATCACTGCTCCTCCCATGTAAGACTTGCCAATATCTCTCCTTTTTTTCCATAACTTCCCGTTCCATCAGATCCATTATAAAAAGATTTAGATGAGACACAGACATATAATGAATCAACTAAATCTGTTAGAGGGAACGATAGATAATCTTTATTGTAATCAAAGTAAGACTGAAGATTAAACTCTGCTCCAGAATTTGGAGAGAATAATGTAGTTACAATTGTTCCTGTTCCCGGGATTGGAGATCTTTGTTCAGTATCTATATTAACTGCAGATAATCTTGCAAGAGAAGAGGAAGGAAATCCATCAAACCCAGGATCTTCCACGGTTGAAGTTAAATCAGGATCAACTCCACCATTTCCAGGACCAGAATAATTTTTCACTCTTAAGAAAGAACCTCTAATGTTAAGTTCATCTATAGTTACTTCTGCAGCACTAAAGTAATAACTACCATTAATTTTTTCAAGCAATCCTAAAGTTGTAGTAGCCACTCCAGAAGTATCTCCAACTATAGTAGTTCTAAAGTAACCATAAGTCTTTTGTCCTTCAGTTAAATATGTTCCAGTTTCAGTAATATCTGTGCTGGGCAAAATAATTTTCTTTCCTCTTCTTCCAATATTAATAGCAGAATTAATACCAACAGATGCACCAGATGCAGGAACATCAAACGTTTGAAACAATGGAGACTTAAGCAATTGCACAACTAAAGATTCTGAACTAGATGTTAATCCCGTTGCAAGTCTAGTTGGATAAATTTGAACTCTATTCCTAACACCATTAATTTCAGTTCTACACGTAATTCCTAATATAGATTGAGGTCTATCTACAATTAAAGAAATATTACCGCTCGTAGCAGATAATGTTTTACTTAAATACAGTTTATTACCAGATACATATACCACTCTAACATCTTGATCGTTTGGATTACCAGTAGATACTTTAGCATTGATATAATAATCACTCAATACAGGAGCTCCATTGGTATCAGCGATAGTGAGAGCAGGAGCATTTATATAAGAAGTTCCCGGACTTTCTTCTTGATTTACTCCACTCTCATCAAATAAATTAGAATTATTACTAGACTCAATCAAATACTTAGATCCACCAATTTCTTTTAAAGTTTCTGATGAATAACTAAACAATCTAACAGTTCCTCTGTCTCCGCCATCAATATAATATGAAGCACCATATTTAACTAACTGTTCAGAAATAGATCCATAACCAGAATCAGTATTAGAAATTTTGTCAGCATTTAAATATCCATATCTATTTTCACTACCTCCACCATATACCATGTAAGTAATAGGTAGAGTAGCATTACCAAGAGAAGCAACCTTTAACTGGTTAGATGCTCTAAGATGATGAACACGAACCCAACGTGCCTCTCCATTACTTACAGGTACGTATGCAAGGAATGTAGCACCAACAGCACCATACCATGAGAATTCAATTTTATACATGGTAACTTTTGTCGGATCAAGATCCCATACACTAGTAAACTCTAACTGTTCATTAGTTGTTGGTTCTTCTACAGGATCTCCTGCTTTTTTATCAAGAACATTATCACTGTAAACAATATCAGTAATTTTACCATTCAATTTTTCTCCACTCATTCTAGAGCGTGGAACTCTATACTCATACACCTTATAATATTTTGGATCAACATTAAACCAAACCCAGTTTTTATAAAGTCTTTTATTTACATAGTTAAATTGTTTTTTAAGAGTTGTAAATCCACTACTTCCATCAAGGGTGCTATCAATATAACCTTTAGAGTTTGCTGTATCTCCAGATGCTCCAGGCGGATACAAGTATGGAAATGCTCCATCTACAAATCCATTAGCATTTGAATTTAAAGATCCATCTGTGTAATTAACTCCAGAGTATTTTCTCACATCATCTGGCAATAAAAATGCAACTGGTGTTTGTAAAGAAAATCCATCCGAACTAATATCGCCAGGTGAATTTGTAATTACAAACTCTTCTGCTGTATATGCAGTATCAGTTTCTGTTGACCAAGGATTTGAATCATTACCACCACCAACACTAGTATAAATTTCTTCATTACTAGGAACTTTAGATAAACGAATCTCTTGATAAATTCCATTAGCATCAACAGTAACATCTTTTATGGAAAGAACATACCATATACTACCATCAGGTAAACTACCAGTTGTTGTAGTAATATTACTAGCGGTGTTACTATTTTTGTTGAAGTAAAAACTTTGTCCTACTTGCAGAGCATCTTTATTTGAAGGTATTTTAATTTTCAACCATTTATTTGTCCCATCATCTGTAACCGCTTTAACATCATAATAACATTTTTCTTTCAGTAAAGAAATATCATGCGCTGCTGCATGGGTCATCACTAAACCATCACGATATATGCACATCTCTCCTGCCACAGAACCAGACGGAGATGGAACAGAAGAATAATTACCACTACCAGTTAAAGCAGTAATCAAAATATCAAGTAAAGATTGCACCGCTGCTGTTGATCCACCTTCTTCAGTTGGAATATTAGATCCAGGAGAAGTAGCAGAGTATCCATTCAAGTCCGATAAAGATGTTCCGGAAAATAAATCAGCAATTGCTGTTCTAATAGCAGTATACCTAGCAACCTCAGTTGCAGGATTGTCTAGATACAAAACAATATTGTCTCTATCTGTTGCGTTAAAAAATCTAAGTGTATTGTAGACAGTAGTAGCATTACCACCATATTTTAAATCATGAATAATACCTTCAATAACTAAACCAGCATCTCTACGACACTTATCGTATTCCTCCGGATCATTTTCTGCATCTCCAGTAACAGGAACTGCTACTTCTTGTAGATATCTTTTGTTTGCTTTTAATACTTCTGCTGCATTTGGATATGTAGAAGCATTTGTTTCTGTCAGTGGTATACCAACCCATGCATAATCTTGATCTTGTTTATCTGAAGTAGATCCAAAAGGAAGAGGGTTATCTCTAATAATAGCTTGCGTTCTTCTTACAACAGTAAAGTTATCTCCATATGCATCATTTCTATTTTCAAAATAATAACCATCAAACTTATCAAAAATGCCATACTTTTTGATAGCAGGATTTCTTACTGCTGGTCCACCCGATACAACATTATCTGTAATTGTATATGGTGCTCTATTTAATTTGACACCAAATGTTGCAGCAGAGACACGTCCTGGTTGATATCTAAAAAATCTTTTTGATGTGAGAATAGAATACTCATCTGTTGGTGCTTCAATCATTGCTCCTGCTTCTTCAGGAATATGAGTTAAACCCCAATCTTGATTTGCAAGACCAGTATACTTTTCTTGATTAGTTGTAGTTCCTGGAGAATACATCTCCAAAGATGTAATTTGTTCAGGGAACGATGTCCATTCCGTTGGATTTACATCATAAGTGTTTACATCAGCAAAAATACCAAGGGCAACTTCTGATCTAGGAATACCTAATAATGATAACGCAACTTCAGATTGTTGTTTGTTTTGTTCTTCTACGGGAATTGCAGACTGATCACTGGCAATAACAACAGGGATTGATTTTGCTGACACTTGTTGCCCTGCAGGAACTGGTGCGGTTCTTCCTACAATAACAGTTGACGAATTATTATTTACAGCTGCCATTTTTGCTCCTAATATTTACAGGAAATACTCTAGTTTCTTTGTGTATTTATAATTTAATCAGTATGCTCTAGAGATAACTCCCTTTGCAATTACATATTTATTTCTAAGTTCATAATAACCTCCACCAATTTGTGTTCCGCCTCCAACACCAGTAAATCCAGTAGCAGGAATTACATCTCCATTAGATTGTTCAAATTTTGGTTGAAGTTTTAATTTATTTTGACCACCTTCATTAAATTTACCGAAGACATACCAAAGATTTACGTCACCAGTTGGTGTAAAGTTATGCGCTACTAATTTAATATAATCTCCTTGAGTTATTTGACCAAAAGCAACATTATCCAGAACATCTACTTGATAATATGCATTACTATCTACTGTTTCACCACCCCCAAACACAGGATCTAGATCGCTACCAATAGGAACATTATTATAAGTAGGAACATAGTAATCAATTCCTAAAATTCTATAAACATAATATTGATTGTTAGTTATAGATGAATTTGGAGGAAATACATTTTTACTATTGTCTTGAGACAAATTAAATTGAATTTGTCCTACAGTAGCATTTACATTTGGATCAATATATCTTTGGAATGCAACGTTATTTACTTTTTGTGAAAGATCTACAGTCTCAATATTATTAGATACCGTAGCAATATGAACATCAAAATTAATAATAGTGTTAGTCAAGTCTTTAACAGAACCATCTGCTTGATACTGATAAATGGGCGTCTCTTGATTAACATCATATTCTATTGATAAATTAACACCATCATAATCAGTATCATACAAATCAGGAACAGGAATATATTCTCCTGCTGGACCTAAAATTAGATTATCACGAACTAAAACATTGACTGATCCATATATTTGAATGCCCGAACCACAATTTTTTACAACAGAACCATTCATAGAAAGAACATTGCTTGTAGTTAAATCTAATGCGCCTGGAAAATTACCGAAGAATGTAGATGTAATATTAACATTTTCAGAATCACTTGCTGATATACAAAGAGTAGAATATCTTTCTGTCTCTAAACCATTAGATATATTTGTTCCAGAAATTGCAAGATCTTTTGATCCCTCAGCAAACAATGCTGGCCCAGAAGTATTTCTGATTTTAATATCTTTTAATTTTAAAAATTCACTATTAGGAAATCCCAATGCTGAATTATTACTTTCAATACCTAAAAAAGAACGGTCATACAACAATTGGAATTGTGCATTTCCATCAATAACTATGTCTCTCAAGACAAAGTTTTTAGTAGTCCAATTAGTTTGAACTGCAGTAGAATCATATCCTGCAGGAACAAACATAGAATTTCTCAATCCACTCATAGGAGTGTCATTAATTTTTGTTGTATTCCAATATTGTTTTTTTAATACAGTAGCATCATCTAATCCACGTAAAGCAAATCCATCAGGAATTTTTAATTGATCAATTAAATATGTACCTCCAGGAATAATTAAAAAATCTGTACCATCTGTAGATAATTCATTGATTGCTGTCTGTAATGCAACAGTATCATCATGATAAACATAAACAGGGTAAGTAGAATCAATTTCTAATCCTTGTATATCAATAACAAAACTATTACTATTTCCATCAACGGATTTAACATCCCCTGTTGCCCATCCTCTTTTTTTATTTACAGGAGGATTGATATTAAAATGTACTATGTCATTAGTTTTATACGTTCCATCTGCATTTTTACTTGTCCAAGATGGAACATCATATTCTCCATAGTCAATATAGTCTGTTGTTAGAGTAGAAATTACTCCAGTAGAGGGATTAGAAAATTCTTTCTGCCCCAATACAGCAAACAATTTGAATGCCGATTGATTACCTCCAATACCAGATATAGAATTTTCAGCATTAATTAAAGAATCAAATATTCCTCTATAGATTAATATTCCTTCTGTAGTACTATTTCTAGTAATATTAATTGTGTTATAATTTGATTCACTTAAATTTGCTGGCGATAAATTTTGAACAATTTTAGTGTCAGGTATTACAACATATTCACTAACATCTCCAGTAAGAAGATTGTAAGATGCAAATGCATAAACATAATATTTTTTATCAATGTTCACATCATTAAATTCATTTGCTACAAATGAAGGAGTAATTGTTATTTGAGCAATATTAGGAGCATCTGGAAGGTTTATTGCAGGTGTAGTGCTTGCCCCAAATATTTTTACTTGTTGTAATGTATTAAAATATTGAATATCATCCACAGTATCTAAAACAACTTGCAAATAACTATTTGAATCAATAACAACTGTTCCAGAATTTAAACCAACACCACTAGTTTTTACAAGATAAGAATTCCCATCTCCTGAAGCACCATATTGAGAGGCAACATCATAAACAGTTTCAGTTGGCAATATAAAATTGTAATAGGTGCTTCCATTATTAGAAAACTGCCATCTAACTTCATCAGGATTCCACTTGATACATCCTGCAGTATCACTATCTGTTTCTTTAATACTGTTTACTACCAATTTACCAGTAGATGTAATATCATTAAAAGTAACGTTAGATGTAGTACTAATGTCTTGTACTAAACCAAAGGTTAATGTGTCAGAAGTATCATCTCTTGTTATATTAACAGAAGTTCCACCTGCAAAGAAAATATCATCAGTAACACCTGCGCCTGCATTTCCACCTGCAGTCAGTCGCAATCCTTTCGTAGTATTACTAGCACCATTAATTGTAGAAATATTATAAGTTGTGTTTAAGTCTGCCGGACTAGTCCAATTTATTCCAGTTGCAGTAGAACTGAGAACTTGACCCGAGTCACCTGCTTCGCCATCAGCATCATGTAAAGGTCCTAATACGCTTAGAGTTTTTCCCGAGTTTATCTTTAACCCTTCAAGAACTTCAACTTGTAAGTTCTCTGTATTGTCACGATTAGTTAATTGGTTTGTCTTTACTAGGGACATAGCTTCCCGTCAAACGTATATTTTTATTCTTTTGTATTTATAAAAAGCGGGAGATCGGACTTGAACCGACGACGTTCAGTTTGGAAAACTGACGCTCTACCATCTGAGCTACACCCGCATGAAAAGGGGAGGTCAATCCCCAGGACACATGCACGCCACCTGTTTTTTATTCAGTTGAGAAACAGGAAATCAACCACACGGAAGGGGTCATTTGGATCCACCACTTGCTCTTTAACTGGAAGCAAGAAACCAGGCGGGAGAGAGTCCCATCCGCACCACCAATTCTTTTAGGAAATTGGAAACCTACTTTGTCTCGGAAACAAAGTTGTTGATGACTTCTGCTTGCTGAAGCACATCTTCCAGTGATGGATATTTTTCAGCAAAATTTGCCGAGATCAAACCATCTGGATTTTGTCGTTGTGCTACTTCAAACTCCATAGAGTAGTTATCTTGTAGCATGTTGTATGCTTGCTTGAAAATTTCAAAGCGAAGCTCATAAGGTGTTTTGGACATAATTTGTCTCCTGTGTATGTGTGTGTAGAAGGGGGATTCACCCGACCAGGGCGCTTTTAGAGTCATCCCGAGACTAACTGAAGGTGATAGTATCATCATCATTTTTATCAATAACGATGTCTCCTTTAGGGAAATCAAGAACGTTATCTAGGGAATCCATATCACCACCAGGACGATTGAGATAATCAGACGACAGATTGAAGTTGTATTCAAGTCTGTCACTTTCCCATTGTGTTGAGTTGTCAGTAAAACGAATAGTATTACCAACTTTTTGATTTAACTCACGAACATCATTTAGTAAATTAAAGAGGTCAGTGAGATAATAATCTTCGCCCTCAGCAAGAGCGTTGATAAGTGCTTGACGTGCAGAATCTTCTGCTTTTTCAAGATGGGACTTAATTGACATAGGGATTTCTCACAGAATTGAATTTACGATAGGCACATACATCTGGATCGGGATCAAGCCAGCGCACATACTCAAAATCTTCTAGACAGGTGTCGAGTTGCATCTGATTGTCAAGGTAATACATGTCTGTATAACGCTTAGTCCATTCATTCATTTTTTGAATGCGGTAGTCAGGTCTACCATTGATCTCCAGAAGACCGCACTGGACGTAGCGGTAAGGAAATCTCTCAAGAATGACTGTCGGTTTCATCGGGTTCCTTGTTACTTCCATATTGTAGCACCTCCTCATCGTCATGTAAAGGGGGTGTGCCAGTTTTCTTTCTGACCTGCTTGCTGCTCCAGAATGCTAGAGCAATTAATGCAAAGTAGAATAAAGTATCATCAATCATCACAAGGAAGAAGACGAGACCACCACCAAACCTCAACCAGTTAGGCAATCTTTTGGTGGCTTTACCTACTACAGGAGCAATATTCTTTTCAAACTTGAAGTAAAGAATTGCTGTCAGTGTAACTGTGATCTCACTCATCGGAACGATGAAGTATAGAGACAGAAACACAAAGATAGGCCAGTAGTATCTCTCTGGAATTTTTTGGATTAGAGAGATATACTTAGCAATTAACTTTTTAACTAGCATCGTCATGTGTTGTCATCATATCTTCCCAGTCAGAATCAGTAACCTGATCTGCTAGTTCTTGGTATTCATCAGCAGGGACTGCCATGACAGCAGTTCCATCTGGTTTACGAACTATAAAGGATTCACCTGCTTCAATGCGATCCATGTATGCATCGAAGTCTTTTTCAAATTCAGCAAACGGGACTTCAACCATTGATCTCCTTAAAATCGTTTTCAAAAATTGCCAAACCAGAATCGGTCAGGACATGGTTATACATCTTGTCGAACACAGCAGGTGGCAATGTGCATATATTAGCACCATACATGAAGCAACGCGAGACATGGTGGACATCTCTCAAACTGGCAGCAAGGATCTTGGTGCGAACACCGTGAGCACAATACAAACCAGAGATAGCACGAACAAGTTCAACACCACTGAAAGAATTGTCATTCAGTCTGCCAATAAATGGTGAGATGTATGTTGCTCCTGCCTTCGCTGCCATCACTGCCTGAGCGGCGCTGAAACACAAAGTGACGTTAGTCTCCACACCTTGAGTGGTGAGTTCTTTACATGCCTTCAGACCCTCTACGGTGAGGGGCAGTTTGATCGTAACATTGTCAGCAATATCACGATACTTAATAGCATTGGTAAGCATCTCAAAGCAAGACTCACCTTCTACTTCAGCAGAGATGCTTTCAAAGGCAAAGTTATTTGCTAGAGTTTTAATGAACTCCACGTAGTCTACACCAGACTTACGAACTAGTGTAGGATTTGTAGTAATACCATCAACTAGACCAGTCGTATAGCGTTCAGCAATTGCTTCGTAGTCAGCAGTGTCTAGGAAAATTTTCATATTCAGTAGGTTGATTACACTCCGATGCGTTGCTGCATCGAGATACATTGTTCTTTCATATTATACCGGAGTTTATAGTTCTTTGTCAAGACATAATACCCATCAATGGTCGAACCATCATCTGTCCACCCGTAGGCAATTACTTTCTCACATGCTCCATCAATAGTAAAGCATTTATTGCTATGTAAGTATTCGTGATAACGAGCGTCTAGATTAATCATTAGCGTTCCTCAAAATTAATGCGACGGACCTTACGTTGGCGTCGTTCTTCCTGGTATTTTAGGTCATCTGGTGTCAGCATACCATGATATTTAATTTTTTTGTCATAATTTGTAAGGACTACTTGACCCAAGTCAATTGCTCCTACAGTATCGTCTACGACTTTCATCTGATTTGGGCATCCACAGAACTGAACTTTGCTGGTGCTTGTCAGTTCTTTGTTGCATAATTTACATCTTGCAGATAACATTTGTAAGCATTTAACCTCATATGTGTAATGCTCGAAGAGGGGATCGAACCCCCGACAACTTGAATGTAAATCAAGTGTTCTACCGCTGAACTATTCGAGCGAACTCCTCCACCTGGGCTCGAACCAGGGACAGCGAAATTAACAGTTTCGAGCTCTACCAACTGAGCTATAGAGGATTATACGATGGACTTATTGGTATGCTTCCTATGGGGCATTTTTCCAACCCTAACATACCAACAGTTTCCAAAGGAGCAAAGAGAGTAACCATCTCTCAGATCACAGTGTGGTTAACACCGCCGCAGGCGAGCTCATTCCCTGTCTAACGCCCCGTGGAGGATTCGCACCCCCGACATTCACCGTGTAAAGGTGCTGCTCTACCACTGAACTACACTGCCAGATTCTCGGACGATAACCAACTTTCGGGGTGGTCTCTATTAAGTATCACGCCCCATGATACTCCGAGAAACGGAAGATGTTGGATTCGAACCAACGGATAACCGCTTATCGGGAATACTAAGATAATCTTCAGCCAAATTTACACCAGTTTTTTGGTTATTTTTGGATGGAACTAATCTTAGGACAAATGTTTTACTACAATCATTTGGATCTATGTAGTAACATTTATCTGTGTCTGGACAGTAGACACACATCACATCAATTTCATTTTTATCATAATCTTGAGTATGAGTTCCATTTCTATCTGTCCAGCAAGTCATAAAAGGGACTGCTATTTTACCATTTCTTGATGCTCTATACTTGACTTGGACTCTTAAAAAGTTTCTATCTTTATAGGCAACAAGGTCAAAAGGAGAGTGTTCTGTGTGAGGAGTAAGAATTAGATATCCTTTCTCATATAGATCAAGTTGTGCTTTTAGAACTCCAAGATCTCCTTTGTTTTTAGTATGGTGTTCTTTCATACAAGTTATGTTATCTCTTATTATTTATAAGAGTAACAACTTACCCGTATGTTACTTAGAACAACCAACAGGCTCACCTGGAATCGAACCAGGGACATTCGCTTAGAAGGCGAAGGTTATATCCTCTTAACTATGAGCCCAAACGGTTGTTCTAAGAAGGCAGTTGCTCTGTCTCCTGAGCTAACGGGGCATATGGATAGTATACACTATCCAATTTTATTTGTCAAGAGAAATTAAATTTCTCTCTATAGTCCCATGCATAGATTTCACGGTTGCCTTTGATGCCCCATCCCAACCAGTAGTAAGCAGGTTTCATGTAATAAGATACAGTCTGTCCACCGCCTTCAAATTGTGGAAGAACACGTTGAAAGATAGGTTCGTTAATCATCCAGCGAGTCTGACCCTCCAGACTACTGGGATCGCACACGTATTTAGCACAGAAGTTTCCAAGACCTTTGTAGCGTCCAATACTAGTCCACTGGATCAAACCATACCCACCAACCTTACATTCAGTATAGGAGACACGAGCACCACCTTCACAAATGTTGGGGATGAACTTACTCTCTTGCTTGATGTTACCCATAATCGCAGCAAGGGCATTACGATCAGAGATCTTTGTCATCTTCTGAAGTTCTTCAAGCACATACTGCTCCGCTGGAGTACAGTCCACACATTTCCATGTGAGTTTATACTCGATTGCAGGAGTTTCTACTACAGGTGGTGGAGAATCAATCTCAGTAATAGAAGGGGAAGCACAAGCAGAGCTAGTCAATGTCAGTGCTGTCAATGCTAGAATTCGTTTCATCATAATCAAAATAGTCTTTACGGTAGTACCTTCCGAGGATGTTGCTATTATAGTAGACAGGCGTCCCGTTGTCAAGTGCCTCCGTCAGAACACCGTGAACGAAGAGCTGGCAGGTCTCTTCCTCTATAATAACAGTTTCTTCTACAGGTTCTAATTTTACTTGTTCAGGTTCTGAGGAAGGGGAGGATGTGCATTCTGTCAACTGCCCACTCATGGGTCACCTGCAGAGTCTTTTCCAAAATTTCCATAACATTACAGTTATATATGAACGCAGTATAGCACTATCAGTATAAATAGTTTTATGGTAGAAAGTATTTTTATGTCTTGGAGATATAACGAAGAAGACTTTACTGAAGCACCCAAAGGTATAGAAGGATTTGTTTATTTAATAACAAATTTGACGAATAATAGAAAATATGTTGGTAAAAAATCTTTTTGGACAAGAAGAAAAGATAAAAAGACTGGTAGAAGAAAAACAAAAGAGAGTGATTGGAAAAAATATTTCGGTTCTTGTGATCCATTAAATGAAGATATAAAACTTCTTGGTGAAGATAAATTTTTGAGAGAAATACTCTACCTATGTCCTCATAAAAAATCAATGTCTTACTATGAAACTATGGAACAATTTAAAAGAGATGTTCTAATGACAGATAATTATTATAATACAAATATTGAAGGAAGATTTTTTGTGAGTGAAAGAACAGGAATTTACGAAGTAGTTATGAGAAACGATAAGTTCTGCGATATGAGAAGTGAAAAAATGAAAGATAAATCATACAATCCAATGTATAAGCCAGAAGTTCGTGAGAAGTTTAGTAAAATGTATTCTGGTGAAGGAAATCCTATGTACGGTAAAAAACTTACAAAAGAGCATAAAAAAACACTCACTACATCAAGGAATGTAAAAGTGAGTGATGGAAAAAATATATGGGAAAGTGTCACTTCATATATTAAAGAAAAAAAGATAGGATTTCAAAAATACAAAAATCATTTAAAAGAAGGTCTAATCTTTATTGTTAATTAATTTTATCATAGTTCTTGAATTATCAGGTATATTTTCTACCGGTGGTCTTATTGGTAATCTTGTAAACAAAACCATAGTTGTCCCCAATAAGAGACCCGTCAAAGACGCTCCCACGATACATCCAGGGATTCGGATACTCTTTATTTTCTGCCACATACTCATGATATAACCTCCATTATTTATTCAGTCCCATGGGTCACGTATTTGTATTTTATTGCCTGTAGTTGAAATGCTTTTGCTAGACTTGACGGACCCCTTGAGAGGAGATCTCTCTCCTCCTGACTGGGTAGGTTTGTCTGTAGAAGGTCTTCCCTCCAACCAGGTAAAGAATATCTTATCACAACTGAAAACCAGCGAACGTATCTTTTTCAACATCTTGTTTAATACTCCCAATTAGATATGATTCTACTTCTGTTTCCTGAGGAGCAACTTGCATACCTTTAGAAGATAACCAGTGCTCGGTCCATGGTAGAGGGTTATTTGTGATAGGAGTATCAAAAATTGCCTTCAATCCAATGGACTTTAGACGACGATTAGCAGTCCACTCAACATACTTAGCAAGAAGTTTATCGTTAAGACCAATGAGAGAACCATCTTTAAACAAATACTCTGCCCAAGACTTCTCTTCTTCTACACACTCACGGAACATCTGATAGACATTCTCTTCCTCTTCCTTAGCAATCTCAACCATCTCAGGATCATCACCTTCCAACCATTTTTTGATAATGTTCTTGGTGATAGTCATGTGTTGACTCTCATCTCTAGCAATGAGACCAATAATCTTAGCAGATCCTTCGAGAAGTTTAAGTTCACCAAAAGCAAACGAACAAGCAAATGATACGTAGAAACGAATGCCTTCTAGAATATAGACATTAACCACAGCACGATACAATTTACGCTTAAGTTCACGAAGTTCTATCTGTGCTGTTGGAACTTCATCTAAAGCATGTTCCCATTGATTACCAGCACCCCATTCCTGTGCTGCCTGTAGAAACTCATCATAAGCACTAGTAACTGACTGTGCTCTCGCAAGAATCCTGTCATCATCTAAGATTTTATCAAAGACATCAGAAGGATCAGCATATACATTCTTAATAATGTGAGTATAAGAGCGACTATGGATCATCTCCATGGTCTGCCAGATGTTCATAGCACCCTCAAGCTCGGGTAAGCTGCAATAAGGCATGAAAGCCATGCCAGGACCACGACCTTGTACAGAATCCAGGAGGATCTGATATTTGAGGTTCGATGTGAAGATGTGTTTTTGTGCATCATTTAAAACTTGATAGTCAGCGCGATCTTTCTGTAGAGATACCTCTTCAGGACGCCAAAAATAACCTAATTGTTGCTGTGTAAGTTTATCAAACACAGGATACTTAAACTTATCATATCTCTGAACCCCAAGAGGAGGTCCAAAGAACATCTTTTGCTTGGTGCTGTCAACGATACTTGTATTGAATACCGTCATACCATCTACTTGACTACGCATTTGATTGTTTGTCCTAAATTTTGCAACTGTCACAGGCGTCCTCCTCGGTTTCTAGAATTTGGGATAGTAAATCTTCAATGGATTCTTTTTTTTCCTCTGTTAGTTCTTGTTGATCATCTTTATTATCGTATGTGTTTTGATAATAAGAAGTTTTCCATCCATACTTGTATGTTTTCAGGAAATCACCTGCCATAACAGATACTGGAACTTCATTGTTCTCATAGTTCTCTGGATTATAACTCCAGTTTCCAGAAATTGCCTGATCAAAAAACTTTTGCATAGCGGCAACGATTTTAATATATCCATCGTTGTCTTTCATATCCCATAGAAGAGTGTAGTTATTCTTGAGACTACCATACTGAGGAACGATCTGTTTGAGTGGTCCTTTCTTGGACTTTTTAGTGGACAAATATCCTCTAGGTGGTTCAATTCCATTTGTTGCGTTTGACACAACGGAACTGCTTTCCGATGGCATTTGTGCGGACAGTGTGCTGTGTCGTAATCCAAACTCAGCGATAGATGCCCGAAGAGAATCCCAATCATGATTCAATTCCGTTCCACAGAACTCATCGATATCACGCTTGTAAGTGTCGATTGGGAGGATACCGTCTGCATACTTGGTTCTATCAAAATATCCACACTTGCCCTTCTCTTGAGCGATGGCATTACTTGACTTAAGCAAGTAATATTGGAAAGATTCAGACAAGTCATGGACGAGTTTCCATGCGGTTGGGTCGTCATAATGTTCTCCATTTTTTGCTAGGTAATGTGCTAGTCCGATATAACCAATACCAAGAGATCTACGATTCTTAGTGCTCAATTCTGCTGCTTCTACTGGATACTCCTGATAATCTACCAGTTCCTCCAGACCACGAACAGCAAGATCACAAATTTCTTCCAGTTCATCTTTCTTTGATACTTTACCTACATTAACAGCAGATAAAATACACAAAGCAATCTCACCATTAGGGTCATCGATATGCTGAAGTGGTTTTGTTGGGAGAGTGATCTCCTGGCAAAGATTACTCATGTAAACTTTGTCCTTAAAGGAAGAATGTGCATTACAATGGTCGATATTCATAAGATATAACCGACCAGTCTCTGCTCTCTCCTTTAGAATATCTAGGATAAGTTCTTGTGCCCCGATAGTCTTTCTTGGAATAGACTGATCTGATTCATAGTCCACATAGCGAGCGTCAAATGCATCAGTACCAAAAGCATCATAGAGACCTGGTACGTCATGCGGTGAGAATAAGCTAATCTGCTCATTCTTAATGAAACGTTCGTAGAAAAGTTTTGAAATTT